ATAAATAATAGTAATATTATTAATTTTTTCATTAGAATGTAGGTATTAATGTTGTTGATATTGGTGTGTAATTATCTAAATTCTGGTCAGGATTAGTGCCGTCTTGGGTTACGTACATCCAGAAACCCCATTCGGTAGCGTCGGGCTTCATAGCCATGCATATATCCCCAAGCTCTATATTGTCGCTTTCATTCTCGGAGCTGTCTTTCATGCCTTTTTGAATCAAAAAAACAGTTTTAAATGGGTTGGGTTTTAAAGATATTGTATTTGTGAAGCCATCAATAGATATAGGTAGCTTAGGGATTAACGAATTTCCGGAACCAGCGGGCTGCGATTCTATCATAGCGATAAGAACCTGCCTTACTTTTGCAGGCGTTACCTGGTTTGTGTTATTATCTATGATTAACGAGTTAACCAGATTTATTTGCTCCTGTTGTGTCATATCGTTAATTTATGAGAATCCAAAATCAAAACCGCCGCTAAATGCACGGCCTACTGTTACAGGGTCTATCTGTGTTTGCCTGTCAATATAGAATAATATCTCTGTGGTCTGCCCGGATTCGAGTAATTCAGCCACAAGGCTAAAATCTATACGTGAGCCTACAATATCATAGGTTAAACGAACGATACGAATACGTTGCTCCCACTTATTGACACTATCCAATATCTCTGCTGAAATCACAGCTACTGCGATATTTACAGGTTTATCTATGTGCCTGTAAATATCCGACCCGAACAGCGGACGTAATGGATCGCTACCCTTAGAAGTGGTAAGTATAATGCCTATACACTGCCGTATATCGTCTATACCCTCAACTACTTTGCCGATGCCGAGCGTTGAAAGCTGCCAGTTAACTGCGAGTATATCTGCTAATGTTGTTGCCATATTAAGGTGTAGGTGGCGCGGTTGAACCGCTGCCTGGTTGTACGCCTGCGTGTACGTGTGTTGCTAAATCTATTGTGCCGGCCTTAACAGTTGCCCCTGAAACCTCCCCGTCTGCTGCAAGGTTACCTCCTGATATTGATACTCCGGCACCGCCTATCACGGGGGCCGATATTGAAGCCGCTGTAAATGCTCCTGAAACGGTTAAATTACCTGTTAAGGTAGATTCGCCTGCAATAGTGATGAATGAAGCGTCTACGTCCAGCATATCAGCCTCAACGGTTACCACCTGAGCCGACACGTTAGCGGTTTGCGCCTCGATGTTAACTTCAGATTCTGCGGTTATGTTTACCTTGCCTGTGATGTTTATATTTAATTCGTGCGTGGCCCTGTTGTACTCTATAGCGGAATCGTCCGAGAACTGAATACGGAATATATCCTGAGTAACGCCTGCAGGGGGCTGTGTGCCGTCATTCCGCAACGCCCCAAGTATCACGCCGTCCTCTGAATTTTCATCCATTAAACAGGCCACCTGCTCGTTAACGTCAAAAGTATAAAAAAACTTGTTACCAACCGCACCCATGATGCAGATTTGCAGCCAGTCGCTTACGATTTCGTCGTCCGTGAATTTGACACGGGCGTAACCTGTCTCCGGGTTCATTTCGGTAATGCTTCCAAATCTTAACATGCCGTAAATATAAAAATAATTTAAATAAAAAATGTTATTAAATTTGGTAGGTTAAATTTAATGTGTAATTTTGGATAAAAATAAACGTTATGGACATTTTCAGAGATAATGGAGAGTATGGCTTATTAAACCTTGAAGCTGTAGATAATAATGGAGATAATTTTATAGTTTCAGAGTTCGGAACTGCTTTCGGAGAAATAAAAATAGGTTTGTGGAAAAAACCAGCTTATATGTTCAAAAAAGATATTCCGAAACTAATAGAAGCTTTGGAATTAATTCAAAAATCAAGTCAATAATAAAAAATAAATTGTTAGAATTATGAGTTATACACCCAATATAGGATGGTGGTCTGGTGGAGTTACAAGTGCCGTAGCCTGCAAAGAAATGCTTAATATTTATGGGCTTCAAAACTGCCGCATAATAATGATAGATACTAAAAACGAGCATCCAGACACCTATAGATTCAAACAGGATTGTGAACATTGGTACGGTATAGAGATAGAAACTATTACAGGTATAGGTACAAAATATTCATGTATTCAAGATGTTTGGAGAAAGTTCCTTAGTTTAAATGTTGCCAACGGGGCTATATGTTCAACTGAATTAAAGCGTATTATAAGAGAAAATTGGCAAAAATGGAATAAATACGACAGACAAATTTTCGGTTATGAATTTGTAAAATCTGAGTTTAACAGAGCCAAAAGCATGACGCTAAACCATCCCGATAGCAAACCTATATATCCGCTTTTGATGTTAGGGTATGATAAACCCGATTGTTTTAAAATAGTAGAAGATGCAGGTATTAAAGTACCTGAAAGTTATTCTGAAGGATTCAACAATAATAACTGTTACCAAACCGGATGCGTACAGGGAGGGATAGGCTACTGGCAAAAAATGCAACGAGACAGAATAGATGCTTTTAATGAAATGGCAGATATAGAGCATGAATTGACCGATAAAAAAGGAATGCCCGTAACAATGCTAAAAGACCAGAGCAACGCAGCTAAAGAGTTGGCTAAAAAAGATAAAAAATTACAATTAGTTTTTCTTAAAAAACACCCAGATTACCCACAATTAAAATGCCTTGCAGATATGGCTCCTCAAAAAGTAAAACCTCTCTTTGAATGCAACGGCTTTTGCGGAACAAACGATTTAAACCCTAATAAAGAAACTGAATCAGAAATAAACTACGAGGGTCACTCTTTAAATTAATCAATAAACCCACCTAACCGTGGGTTTTTCTTTACCTCGAATAATCAATATTCAGGTAATTACCCCCGTCCAGGCTCTCGTTAGCTTTACCGGTAAGCCCCTGACGGCGCACAGGCACGTCTTTAACCTGTTGTTTCTTGACAGGCTTAGACACCTGTTGTGCTTTAGTCGGTTCTTGCAGGCGTTTTATCTCGCATTCGGTAGTGTAACCGCCTGATTTGTCTATTTTGTGGGAGCTGGCTTTTACGTGGTATTTACCGGATAACCTACCAAATCCCGATACATTGATGTTATTTCCAGCACACGCCAGTGTATTGCCTTGCATAGCTATAGCGCCCTCCTGCTGGTTAGATGCAGACAGGTGCATTATAGCCTTAGCCTTAGCTTCTGCCTGCTGCGTATTCTCAGTCCTTCCGAACTGCACACCACTGTCCCCGCTTGGTACTGCAGGCGCACTGTATGCAGGGTTTTCGGATTTGTATTTTTCAAAATCTAAATTAGTAGATACCGAGGCGTTTTTCTTTGAATTCTTAGAGGCTACTTTTGCAGATTTAATCATGCCGTCGGCCTTATCTTTAAACGAGTATCCAGATATATCCGATTTATCCACCGATAACGATGCAGCGCGCGCCTCTATGCTGTAAATAGAAGTAAATACTATAACGCTACCCCTCACAGAAAACATTACGCCATAATCTTTTGAAATACGTTTGATGAATTTAAGGTCGGTTTCTTGCATCTGGGTAACCCTGCCGATTGAAATTTCAGGTACTTCGCCCTGAACGGTTAAATTGTTTTTGGCAGCAACTTTCTCAACTATCTGTTTCAAGGTTTTATTTTCGTGGGCATCTGATTTTTTAGTGCGTAACGAGGTGGTTATGCCTGTAGCCATGCCGCGTATGGTTACAGTATCAGGAGGGCCTTTAAGCTCTACTTCGTCAAGCTCGAATACACCGCACTTTAAGCCTTCAATAGTAACTGTTAAATTCGCGCCCTTCTCTGGGTACCAACTGTTCTGCCACAACTGGTCTGTATCTTCAAGTTCGATTTCTACCTCGTCAGATTCTCCTTCGGTTTTATCGTTGTAAGTTATTGACAGCATATACCTGGCAATATCCTTAGTGATGTTGCGGTTATTGTATAGTACTGTGAATTTTGGGGCGGCTACCTGCATAGTTTATCGTTTCCACGGTGGCAGCAACTCGCTGTCTATTTCAATTTCAGCATCTTCAAGTACCGGTATTAATAACCTAACCCCCGGCGCAAGCACAGGCGAAATCACTACAGCGGGGTTTGCCTGAATTATTTTGTCAATATAATTCTGCATATTAATAGTGTCGTAACCAACAGCATCGCCGTACGCTTTATTTGCGATAGTGTCCCACCGTTCGCCTTCTTTGGTTATGTATTCTACCTGCTGTGCCATTATTTACGTCGGATTATAGACTGCTCCGCTAACCTGGTATTCGCCGCCTTAGCGGTAAATGTAGAGTTTAGCAGGCTGTTGTTAATGCTTTTGAAATCCTGTATATCTGAAATAGGCAGTGCGCCCCGCATATTCTGAATATTACTATATACCTGCTGTAATGCCACAGGCAGGGATTCGGCTAACTGCTGTAAATCCTGTGCATCTTGCAGGCGGTTCTGCGCTGCTGTTATACTGCCCTCCATAGCGTCCAGCGACTGCGTTATTTTTCCTGAATAATACTCGTATGTATTCGGGTTTGATTCGGCGGCCGCTGTGTAATTATTTACTATAGCTGCCTGATAGCCTATTTCGCTAACGCGAGCGGTTACTTCTGTGCCGTCAGATAGTTTAGGCGGTAAAACAGTACGTACATTATTATTTCGTGCCGTGGTGGCAAACGCTGAATTTTTGGCGGCTTTTTTAGAATCACGTAACGGGTCGTCCGAATAGGATTCCAGTAATTCTACCGATATGGTTGCCGAAATTATGTTACCGTTTGGGTCTGTAAACTGCGTAGATTTCGTAAATGAAGGTATTACGAAATTACCTACTACTTTACCGTTACCAAGAACGAGAGGCAGCACCTCACGATTAACCATATTAAGCCGTATGGCTTCTATATCGGCTTCAGGGTCGGTAAAATCTGCGTGCAGGAACATATCGAACGTTATAGTGTCAAGAACGTCGCCAACGGCCTGTAAACGTGGCTTACCGTTTATACGCTCATGCTCAACGTAGTTAACGCCGAATGATTCCTCTAAGGATGAAAATCCTTTAAGGCCTTCAAAACGAATATTTCCAAGTTGTGCGTACATACGTGTGTGTTACGGTGGTGTAAATATAATAAAAAACCCCTAAGTTCGTAGCTTAGGGGTTAAAAACTTAATTTATGTCAACAAACTCATTATGAAAACACACACACTGGTAGAACACAAATATACGAATTTCTTTTAATACTGCAACCTCTGTTTTCTCTGCATCGCAGATTCTATTTCACGAATCAACATCGGCACCATAGCTTTTAACTGAGCTGCCATATCCTGCCCGTTACCACCTCCGTTTATTACCGGGGCAAACGTTACATTTATCGCGCTGCCTGAGCTGCCACGGCCACCACCTGAAGCAACAGGTTTTATGCCGTTGGCCATGCCGCCCGTGCTTCTCTGTAGATCCGGGTTTCCCTTCTCGATACCCTGCTTTGCGCCCTGAGTGATGTTTAAACCATATTCTG